ACTTTTTCATTTTAAATCCTCCATTTGTTCCTTAGAACGTTTTAAAAACTTTACAAATCTGTCCCAAACGTTAACACCTGTAACTGAATGATAGCTTTCATTGATGCTTTTAATCTCAGTAAACACACAAAACGTAGTGAATGCTTTTGTTAATACTAAATCAATTGCTATGAAATGCCCTAATAAATCCGCTACAACGTACTTTTCGAGTAAAAAGATAAATACTATCGCACCGCTATATAAAAGGCTCTTAGAAATCGTGTGTGAAAGCCTGCGAGAACGTATTGATGCCCATCCGTTTTTCTTTACGCTTCTCCAAATACCGAAGGCAGTATCCAAAATGATGAACAAAACTGCAATAATTACCAAAGGTTTTATAGGTGCTAAAATAGTTAGCACAGAGAAAGCAAATATTGACAATTTAGTTTTCATTTTTAATTGAGTTTAAAGCATCTAAAATAAATACCATATCCTTCAAAGAATAGATACCTTTTTGAACTGCTACGTCAATAGCCTGTTCAATTACCTCAATTGCTTGATTCTTATCCATTGATTATTGCATTGATTGCAGATGTTTGCTCAGATGTCAAAGCATTTACAAACCATTCTTTACTCATCATAACAATAAGATGTTCAACGTTTCTTGAAATCGTATCTAAGTCGTCTTGTGTTTTGTCAGTTTTTGCGTTTAATTCGTTAATCAAATTTACGCTATCAAATGCAGCGTTTACGCTTTTAGCAATTTGCTCTTGTGTTAAGTTTTCCATAATTACGCTAATAATATTTTTCTTGTTACTCCGTTAATTACTACCTCCCAATATCTTGTGGAAGTGTTGACTTGTGATATGACTGCACCAGCTGGATAATCAAACCCACCAAAAGCAATGGCACCAGTCGATGCATAAGCTCCATATCCTATTGCAATAGCGCCTTGTTCTGCACCAGCATAAGTACCAATTGAAATACCACTTGAATCAGCACTGGCACCAAAGCCAATAGCTACTGCCTCACTTGTTGTACTCATAAAGGTTGATGTATTTTGACCAATTAAAACATTTGCGCCACCAGTTGTTATACCAAAACCCGCAGAATATCCAACAATAGTATTCGCACTTCCCGTTGTGCAACTCGCTAATGAATCCGAACCAATTGCTACATTTCTTTGAGCAGTTGTTGAAGCATCCGAAGCATTTACACCAATTACAGTATTGTTACTTCCGCTTGTATTACTCTTTAAAGCACCATCACCAAATGAAGTATTTGTTGCAACGTTTCCTTTTCCGTTGTTCCACAATGTTAAATCCGTTGCGTTCGTTTCAATCCAAGCAGGCAAACTTCCACCGAAGTTAGAAACTGCCACTTTTTTAGTTACTCCTCCCTGTACGATTGGAACTGTCTCAGTACCTGCAAGGGGAGTAGTTGCAGATGTTAGTTCCGATATTTTTACTTCAGCCATAATTTATTTATTTATCTTTCTAATAATGTTTCACCACTCCAAGAGTTGTCGTATATACTTCCAAATCCACCTGCATCAAATGTAGTTTCTGTTACTAATAGATTGTCGTTTTCAGTTGACATAAACGCACCATTCTCAGCAAGTATGTTTGTTACTTCTAATCCGTTTATTTGTCCATCAGCACCCCAACTTATTGTGTTAAGAACGCCTTCACCCCAATCAATACTATTTGCCATCTTTCTTTATCTTATTAAGAAACGTCTTTAATTTGTTTATGTTTTCTTTCTTAGGTGTGTAGATTCGTTTTTTCATAGATACCATCCTATGTTAATTGTGTTACTATCAGGATATACATCGTTGTTTACATTTGCCCTAAATTCAGGATAAAGGTTATCGTTAAAACTCATGTAATCAATGAAACGTTGCGTGTAGTTCTGAGCAATTGAACGTTCTTTCTCTAATAGATAGTCTACTTCGTTTTTATCTACGTTCTCAGAGTTCTCAGATGAATGCTTGTAAACTCCTTTGTTTGCAATTGTATAAGCTGCAAAAGGTAAATATTCAACCATACCCCAGTGGATCAACATTGGCTTCACATATGTTTCAACCAACATTTGATAGTTACCGGTAAGTGTTCCAGCAATAATATCAGCTTGTAACTTTTGGAATAGTTTAGAACCTAAGTAATTCTGAATATGAATATCCTGTGCAATCTTGACAAACTGAATGAATTTGTCAACATCAACGTTACCATTCAATGCTGTGAATTTAACGATGTCGTTGCGTGTTATGAATAGTGCTTCTGCCATTATTTAACGTCTGATGGTAAGTTTTTATTTCTTGGACTATATCCTTTTAAAGGAAGATTGTTAGGATAAACTGAAACTTCATATGGATTAGTTACTTTATATCCTTTTACTTCAGCAGCACGAGTCCCTATTTGTGCATATCCATCTTCAATTTTATTTAAATCAAGCATAAATGTTACACGTTCAAATTTATGATGACATCTCGGACCTCCTTTAAATTTAAAGATATCATAAGTATTGGCTCCAAATTCTCCAAATCCCGGATTAACTGCTCTTTTGCTCATTTCATCAATATCCTCTTTTCTAAAAAGTCTACTTTGCTTTGCCATCATAGCTTTACAAAATGCCCTGTCAGGATTTTGATTACCTGTATATCGGTAACGCACTTTAAAGTATTTTAAATCCCCTGCTTTTTTATCTTGTGAACTCTTTTGATTAGGTTTTGGATTACCTGTGCTGATAAAATTATATAATTTAGATAACAAAGATTTGCTTGGTTCCAATTGTAATTCAGCATTCAATAAAGCATTGTCTAATTCATCTTCATTGTCTGCAACTTCTCGTGAATCCACTTCAACCCATTCTTCTGATAATTGGCTTTCATCAACAGAGTTTAAGATTTCTTCTAATTCTGTATTAATTTTACTTAATTCTGTTCCATCTACTCCTGTCTCTTCAACTACCTGTTCAGTTGTTGTTGCATTTTCCAAATCAACGAACTCTAAAGGTTGCAATGTTTTAAAATATAGCTTTAAGGAAATTCCGTTAAAAGCCAATATCATATCAAATACTTCTATAAGTTCTTCCTGCATTGGTCGAATAACCATATTATCAAACAAGATAGAAGAGTTTTTAAGTTCGTCTGCGTTAGAACTAAAACCGTTTGATGAAGCAACTCCAAATAACAATGGTGAAGTAACGTTATGTCCTAACATAATTTTGCGTAAGCACTCTTCAGAAAGGTATGTATAGTGTTCAGGTGCGTCATTTAATGGAATATCATCTATTGTTGTTTTTGATTCAACATTGTCATTAAATGATATGATTGTTTTGTTACCTCTTGAACCTGAAAGTTGATTATTTACTTTTGAACTAATTACTGCCTGTTGCTCTTCAGTCGGAACACCATTTGAAAAATTAATCACGCGTGTTCCTGAGAATCCGTTTTGAACTTCATTAATTAAATAATCCGCTATCTCCTCCTCCAATAGTGCATATGGAACTGCTCCTTGGTAGTCAACGTAAGAATAGTATTTCATCCCTACTGAATAAGGCTTAAAATATAAAATCTCAACTATTTCTTTTGAAGTTCCAAATGCAGGATATCTTTTAGGAACATAGTTTTTAGTATCTGCCCAATTATCAGAATAGTAATATCCTGTAATTTCACCATCTTCATTACATTTTTCTGCACGAAGTAAGTTAACAGGCATATGATATGCTTTTAGAATTTGTTTATGCTTATCATCATAGTGAACTTGTATAGCAAATTGACCTAACATTTTTCTATCAAGTATCATTTTACGAACACAATCCTTATTGAATAAAGCCATCATTTGAGCATACTCATTTGGCTTCTTATTTGCATCTAATGCACTAAGACCTTTTCCGTACACTAAACGTGCTATGTTATTAATGATTGCCGAGTTTGTTGTAGAATTAGTATGTCTATCTATTAAAAATTGATAGTAGTTATTGTCTTCACCAAAATCAACCCAATTTTCCCTTTTTGATTCCTGAATTACAGGAGTCGTGTAAGCACTTAGGTTTAGTATGTGTAAGTTATTCATATACGATAAATTCGTTTGTTGTTTGATTCGAAATGTATTGACCATCGTTTACAGTATATGCACTGATGGTTTGGTCTGTGCAGAATACTTTGTCTTTATGGCAGA